TACGAGATCGCGACGCCATATGCAGAGGCCGATTTGTTTGATCTGGACTTCGCCCAGAGCGGTGACGTGATGACCATCGTCCACCCAGACTACGCACCTCGAGAGCTCGTGCGGATTAGCGACACCAACTGGACCCTGACCGAGATCACGTTTGCGCCCAGCATCGCTGCTCCATCTGACCTCAACGTGACTGTAAACTTTCAACAAGGCGGTGTGATCACCGATGTAACCTTGTCCGATCCCGCCGTAGTTACGTCGGCGAACCACGGCCTCCCCGCTGGTGCGCGCGTATTTATTACGGTTATCATTGGCCCATCAAACCTCAACGGTAATGTTTACAGCGTTACCCCGCTGAGCGCAGACACATTTCGACTAGAAGGCTCAGACACCAGCTCTGAGCCCGCGTATGTTTCAGGTGGGATATGGCGCGTAAGCAGCGGACCAGTCCGCTACAAAGTCACAGCAGTCAGCGCCGCAACTGGAGAAGAGAGCCAAGCAGGCCTGTTTATCGGGCCAGTCCCTATCAATGCTATAAGCAAAGCCAATCCCGCCGTCCTCGACACTACAGTACAGCACAGACTTGTTGATGGGGATGAGATATACATAACCGGCGTCGGCGGTATGACGGAGCTGAATAATCGACGCTTTATCGTTTCAGTCGTAGACCCAAACACTGTTAAACTATACCGCACTGACCGTTCCCCCGTGGATAGTACAGGTTACGGTACTTACACTTCTGGTGGCTTTACATATGCAGCGCGTACATGGGACGTTACCGCCGAAGCTCTTTCTTGGGACCACACCATCGAGTGGTCTGAGGTAGCGGGAGCAGCATCTTATAACGTCTATCGATCTTTTAACGACGATGCGTATGGTCTCATTGGGCGCACTGCTGGCCTCAACTTTAACGACGACTTTATTGCAGCAGACTTTACCGTCTCCCCGCCGTCCTTTGTAAACCCATTTGAAGAGGGCGATAACTACTGGCCAAGCACTACTGGGTTTTTTCAGCAGCGTCAGGTCTACGCCAATTCAATCGCTTATCCCAACCGCTTTTGGATAAGCCAGACGGGTGCGTTTTATAATTTCGGAGCATCCAGCCCAGTAAAGGATGACGACGCAATCGTCGGGTCGCTAGCAGCCAGAGAAGTTAATGAAATCCGCAGCCTCATTCCGTTGAGCGATCTGGTGATGATGACCAGCGTATCGGAGTTCCGAGTGAAGGGTGCGGGCGACAGCCCGTTCACCCCGTCAACCATTAACATCAAGCCGCAAAGTTTCTACGGGTCGACAGCGCTTCGGCCCATCGTCGTTGGCGATCTCGCGCTGTACATGGCGCACGGGAACTTTATCCGAGAGCTGTCTTACCAGTTTTCTCGGGACAACTTCTCAGGCCGTGATCTCACCGTGCTTGCTCGCCACCTGCTCGATGGCCAGACGATTGTTGACTGGGGCTTTGCTCCGTCGCCGTACGCGCTGCTTTGGCTGATCAGGGACGACGGCGTCGCCCTCGTGTTGACCTACCAGAACGAGCAAGAGGTGTACGCTTGGACCCGCGCTACAACGCTGGGCAAGTTTAAGAGCGTTGCAGTGGTGCGCGAAGGAAGTCGCGACGTTCCGTATTTCGTCATCGAGCGCAACATCAACGGCACCGTCAAGCAATTTGTCGAGCGCCTAGATGAGCGCGACTTCACCGACCTTCAGGATGCGTTCTGCGTCGATGCTGGGCTCTCCCTCGATGTCCCGATCACCATCGAAAATATGACTGCCGCCAATCCCGTTGTTGTCACGGCAACTGGGCATGCCCTTCAGAATGGTGACACGGTTGACATCTCCGATGTGCTCGAGGTCTCCGACAAAAACACCCGCCAAGAAATCGCTTCTGACGATTACACCGGCACTGGCTTTACGGTGGCAAACCGTACAGGAAACACCTTCGAGCTTTATCTGAACGGTTCGGGGTATGACGGTTCTGGTTTCGCTGCTTACTCTTCCGGCGGCGTTGCCAGAAAGGCGGTCACCACCGTGTCCGGTCTGTCCCACCTTGAGGGCGCAGAGGTGGTGGCCGCCGCTAACGGTTATGCGGAGACTGGACTTGTGGTGAGCTCCGGCTCCGTTACTCTCAGCGCTCCAGCAAGCCGCATCCACGTCGGCCTGCCTTACACCTGCCAGATGGTCACGCTGCCGATTTCCACTTACGGCAGCGCCAATACCGTCGACAAGCGCACGATGAACATCAGCCGCCTAACAGTGCAGGTAGAGCGCAGCATGGGGCTGTGGACCGGACCCTCAACGGACCAGATGCGAGAAGCAAAGTTCGGGCTGCCGGCTGCGTATGGCCAGCCGCTGCCTATGGTGACCGAGGACATCAACGTCACGCTGAAGGCAGACTGGAGCAAAGAGAAGCGCGTCGTGCTTGAGCAGCGGTCGCCGCTGCCGCTGACGGTGCTATCCATTACGCCTGACATATCGGTGGGTGGCAACTAATGCTTAGAGCCCTGACCGATACTGACATCCCGCAGCTGATCGAGCTCGCTCGAGAGATGCATCGCACCGGCGTCTACGCTGATTACCCGATGGACGAGGCGCGTGTCTCTTACATCATCGGTCGCCTGATCGAGGTGCCGGAGGCCCTGTCGATTGGGTACGAGATCGAGGGCGAGCTGGTGGGCGCGTTCCTTGGCGAGATCGTGCAAGACCTGTGGGTTGATGTGCAGGTCGCTGTGGATCACGCCTTCTATGTGCGCGAAGCAGCTCGCGGGTCGCGGGCCGGCGTATCTTTGCTGCGCGCCTTCGAGAAATGGGCAAATGAAAACAAGGCTGACGTACTGCGCCCAGTCGTGTATGCTGGCGTCGACAACCAGACGGTCAGTAGCGTATTGCAGCGCATGGGTTACGAGAGCGCAGGCACGGTTCATAAGAAGGAGGCTGCATAATGTGTATCAGTGCAACGGTACTGGCGATGGCCTCCACGGCAGTCTCTACGCTCGGTGCGGTCCAACAGGCCAACGCCCAAAAAGCGCAGGCCGAGTACAACGCCGCGGTTGCTAAGAACAACGCCGCCATCGCCGCCCAGAACGAGGCTGACATCATCCAGAGGGGTGAGGTCGCTAGGGAGATGCAGCTCACGAAAGTCGAGCAGACTATGGGTGCTGCGCGAGCTGCCATTGGCGGCAGCGGTATAGCCTTGGAAACAGGCGGAGAGACCACCACAGGAAAACTGCTTGGCGACCTTCGGGCCGCTGGACAGTTTGACATTATGACTTTGAAAAACAACATCGACAGGGAAGCACGCCGTGCCCGTATTGAGGGGACGCAGTTTGAAGCTCAAGCAGGGCTACTGGACCTGCAGGCTCGCTCCATCAATCCACTGCTTGCTGGGGCCGTTGCTGGGCTCTCTGGAGCACGGTCGATCTACGACGCCTTACCACCAAGCGGTCCTGTCTTTGGTGGGCCTAGCTACATTCGACCGCGTGCGCGCCCCGCGGACCTGTTCGATTAAGGACTATATCTCATGGCTATTCGTATTCCTACTCCAGCCACTCAAGGGGCCCAAGCTCTCGGCGGCGTTCAGGCGCAGCCAGCCTCGACGCCGTACCAAGACCTGTCTTTACCGGACACCACCTTTAACTCCCGAATGATGCAGATGCTCGGTGAGCGGGGGATAGAGTTTGCTGATTACCTGCGGAACCAGAATGACGAGCAGCTATTACTCGAGCTACAGAATGGCGTGGGCGACTGGGAGCGCAGTTTACTTTATGGCGAAAACCCGACGGGTGAAGGTGACGGCACAGGCGGTGCCTTTGCTTTAAAAGAGCGTGACGCATTCGGCCTTACGGAGCGCGTTGAGACGCAATTTGATGAGCACCTAACACAATACAACGAACGCCTTAGCGGACTGTCTAGGAGCGGTCGGCTCGCTGCTCAAGAGTTTGCTCAGGCCCGTCGCGAAACCCTCCTCGATCAGGCAGCTAAGTACGAGTTCCAACAGCGGGAAGCATACAACGCCCGCCTGCGCAGAGAAGCGGAGGAGGCTGCCAAACGCGCAGCTGAAACCGCGTGGGCGTCTCCTGAAGCTATGGAGGCCGCTGAAGAACGGTTTATGCAAGCCTCCCTCAACCGAATAGTCTTTGAGACTGCCGGTATGACGGACACCGAAGAGCGGGAGCGCTTGATTGAGGAGGCCATGACCGATGCTCGCGATCAGTTCCACCGCATCGCGATCATGCGTGCAGTAGGTCAAGGCGAAGAAAAGCTAGGAAGAGAGCTCTACGAGAAAGCCGTCGAGTCCGGCGCAGTTACCCTTGAAGACGACGATCTGTTGACGCGCGTAGTGCAATACGGAGAGCAGATCGATGTGGTGATCAATGGGGCTACCGACATTCTACAGCGGCATCCAGATGACTTCGAGGCCGCCGTAGATTTGGCGCGCAGTATGGCGCTGGATGGCGACACAGAGAGAGATTTGGTCGCTGAGATTGAACGCCGCTTTGCTTCCCAAGCCGCGTTTGAAGCGCAGCGCCGTGAACAGCTGTACGAAGACGCTAGAGCCTCTGCAATCAATGGCACGCTTTTTGATGATTTTACCGCCGTTCAGCTGGCTGAGTTTAATGCATCAGAGCGATCCGATCTCGAGACCCTGAACAGTGGTGCACCCGTGGTCGGCGACACCACACTGTTCCGCAATCTACAGCTACTTTCTGCGGAAGAGCTGGCGGAATACGATTTGATCAGCGCCGCCCCTAAATTAAACGACGCCCAATGGCAGACTATTCTAAACGCTCAACGCGCTGCTCGTAATGCGCTTAATACTGGTCAAGATTATGAGTGGACGGGTATTAGGACTGAGCAAACAACCCTCGATAGCGTGATCACCGCGATGGGTATCCGTTCCGGATCGGGCGCAAGGCCTCGCGATGTTGCCAATCGAAACGAAATTTATCTCCTGATGGAAAGAGAAAAACAACGTAGATTGGATAGGGGTGAGAGCTGGACTGCCAAAGATATGCAGGCTTACGCAGACGTCCTAAACACGTCGACGCCTTATATGGAGGGTGCGGTTTGGGGTAAGTGGAATGAGCCTCTCTGGAAGATCTTGAGCGGCACTGTTGAGCTCAATTATGTCGAGGGTGTTCCACCCTCAGCGGTTAGAATAATTTACAATAACGTCGCAACCAAAGGTTTGGACCCGACACCGGAGCTAATTCGTCAGGTGTATGAAGAACAACAAAGAACACAAGGTAACTAAGCTATGGCGGATCAAGTAACCGATTTTTCCAGTGCACTAGATCGGGTTCTACAGCGACAGGAGCAACCCGAGCTTGCGCCTGATACTGCGGTTACTCCGGCCACCACCAGCATGCTCACTGGAACGACGCCGCCACCGTCTCCATTTGACGACGCTTTGGAGCGGGTGCTGAACAATCAAGCTACTCCGCAGCCGCCTGCCACTGAAGCCCCAGACGCCTTAGACCCCTCGGTTGCTGTGCAAGCCGCATCCGGCGTAGCGTCTGCAGACAGCCTGCTAGCCGAAGGCGTGAGCCCCGCCGTCGTTGCTGAAGTACGCCGCATATCCAGAGAGATGAACCTGCCAATGCCGTTGGCGGCTCAAACTTACATGGAGCGAGAGAAGCAGGCTTCTGCTTCCCGATACCGCAGACTGCTGGAGCAGAACAGCGGCTTGCGCCGGTTGGCCACTCAGGGCTCAGCATACGCAGACCTAAAGGACGACAGCGAGAGCCTTGCTGTTGCAGAGCAGGCATTCAACGAAGTGAATGCCGTAGGTGACGCTGCGCTCAGTGTCGTAGAGCTAGGCGACAAATTGGAAGACACGTTGATCGGTCGAGCGATCACTCGTGGCGTTCTGCAAACACAAGCTGCGTTTCCCTCCCTACAGTCGTCATTAGAACTGGGCATCGCCCTAGATATAGGGAGAACCGAAGAAGAAATCCTCGAGCGCTTGGCAGAGCCCTATGGCGGCTGGGCCGCAATGGAGAACTATCCTGCATCTACTCGCACCTCGCTGATCGCTACTGCGCGGATGCAATATGAGCGGGTACAGGGCCTGACTGAAGAGGATCGCAACGCAGCTCTATCGCGGGCAGCTGAGGCGTATTTTTCTGCAGAGGAGCTCATTGCTCGCTCCGAAGGTTTGGAAAGAAATGTAGGAAGTCAGCGATTTGTTGATGAGACGTTGTCGGCTGCACCCAACACTGTTGTAGGGACTTTGGATGCGTTTGCTACCGACCCCGTGAACGGCGGACTGTTTCTAGCCGAGACCATCCTCGAAAGCGCTCCCAGCCTCATTGCTACGATCCTGATATCGCGGGTTACTGGAGCGCCGGTGCTTGGTGCTGCTGCTGGCGCAGCTCTCGGAGGCGGCAGAGAGTACGTCCTGTCAGCCGATCAGTTTCTCTCTGAACGCGGCTACACTGTCAGCAGCGTCGAAGAAGCTGCTGCCATCCTACAGAACGCTGAGCTTATGCAGGAGGCCGCCGACTTTGGTCTAGCAAGGGCGATCCCCATTGCCATTTTTGACGGCTTGGCCGGTGCGCTTTCCGGTGTGCGTATGGGTAGCACCGCTCTTGGCGACGTTGCGGCTCAGACTACGGTGCAGGCAGCATCCGGTGCTTTGGGAGAAGCCGCCGCTCAGCTCTCATCAGAAGGCGAGATCACCAGCGTTCGAGACATCACTATTGAAGCACTCGCAGAGCTACCGACTGCCTTAATTGAAGTACCTGCTGCCGCTGGCAGAACGTTTGGCACTGATCGTCTTCCGCCCGAGCTTGCAGACATTCTTGCTGACGGGTCGTTGGAGACCGCACTTGATCAAGCCGTTGCAGCCGAGGAGGCACTCGCTACTGCCCGTGCTGCTGTCGAAGAAACTGCTACCTTTACGCGCGACCCAGAAGCAGTCCGTGAGCTGCTTGAAGCCTCGGGAGACAAAGAGGTCTCTATCCCTGCTGAAGAGGTCAATCGCCTGTATCAGGAGGGGCTGCTGAGCGATGAGGACATTGCTCACTTAAACGTAGAAGACGAGATGACGCAGCAAGGCGAGCTGTCGGGCGACGTGGCCACCACGGCCAGCCGTGTGCTGACGCTGCAGGGTGACGCCTTCTCCACAATTTCTGAACACGTCAGGGTAAACCCTAGTGAGCCTACGCCGGCTGAAGCTAGAGCCAACCTCGCTGCCAGAGAAGAGAATGTTCAGCGACTTCAAGGCGTACTTGATCGTGCGCAGGCTGCGGCCAGCGAGGTCAACACGCTAGCAGACGTTATTGCTGCTGAGATCAGGGCTAACACCCCACTGACCAAAGGCCAGTCTCGTGCCGCAGCGCGCCTTCTGGCAGAGCGTTATGCAGCCAGAGCCGCGCTCTTTGAAGATGGCGTCACTGCGCAGGAGCTGTACGAACAAGATCAGGTCACCTTTGATCGTGGGGAGGCCCCGCTACAGCAGACAATAGCACCTGCAGAAACCGCCGCGCAGCCGCAGGTTTCTGAGGAAACCGCCGCGCAGCCGCAGGCGCCTGCAGACACCGCAGCGCAGCCGCAGGCACCTGCAGAAACAGCCGCGCAGCCGCAGGTTCCTGCGGAAATTGCAACTGCTATAAACGAGGCGATCACTCAAGCAGAAGTCGGGATGCCCGTCACCTTGCCGGCGACGCCAGAAGTAACGCAGGCTGTGCAGGCTCTTGGCATCCAGATCGATGAAGACGGCGTTGTCGCCGCAGAGGACGTGCCGCAGCTGGCCTCAGCAATGCAGGCGCTCGAGGCCGCTGTCACTCCGGCTCCCGCTGGCACTGCGTTTGAGCAAGCTGCCGTCGCTGATAGCACGCCAGAACAGGATGCGCAGATCGAGGACGATGTAGACGCAGGAGCGTCCCTCGAGGCTCAGGAGGCAGAGATCGTTGCACGGGTCGAGGCTGCGGGTGGCGAGGTGCTGAACTTCGACCAGCTCGATACCTTGGTCTCTGATGATCTCGTCCCGACGCTATCGGCCGGTGATCTCGTCGGCATGAAGATTTTCCCGACGATTGCCGACCGCACCGCTGCCGCAGCACTGTATCGCGGCATCGAGGGCGCCGTGCTAGACATCGCTGTACCGCTTCTTGGCGGGCCGCTGTTCCCGTTGCGTATGTCCAACTGGGTCAACGATGTGGTCTGGGCAAACCGTGGCGCGGCGGTCAAGGGCGCGAAGGAGAACAAGCTCGCCGAAGGCGCGACGCACATGATGGTCCTGATGGGCGACCAGAATATGCACATCTCCAACACAACGGTCGTCTACGCCTACCTACAGACCTTCTTTGCAAAAATGGCCTCTGACAATCCGCCGGATGTTAAAGGCATCACCGAGTACCTGCAAAACTGGCAGGCAGACGCTGCGCCCAGCGGTCCCAAGACCGAAATCGTTCGCCGTCAAGTTCGGGAATTTCCGGGTTTTGATAACAAGCGAGAGCTGCTGGACTACACGCACCGTATTTCTTTCGAGACCCGCAAAAAGCTCATGCAGCTGTTTGCCACAAAAGAGATCGAAGGCATGGGCGGGCCGCCGGTTCAGCGCATCCTCGATGAGACCAGAGAGCAGGCCCTCACTGGCTTAAACTGGGGCGATGGCGTGTTGATTGTCGAGCTGGACCGAGGCGCGGGCGGCGGGTCGTTCGTCGATCTCGGGACCGAGGGCACGACTGCGCATCCGGACTTCCCGCTCGGCATGCGTGGAAAAGTCGTAGGTCGGCTGGAGACACCGTTAAATTGGCGCACCCTATGGTCCTCGTGGCTGGAGGAGAACCAAGGCAAGGACAACCCGCGCCGCGCGTTTGAGTTGGCTCGACCGATTGTAGAGGTCACGCCGGCGCTCGCAAGTGAGCTGGCTGACGCTGCCTCCGCCGGCATTCAGACGCCGTTGCATGCGCGGCTCGTCGCCAGCCTAATTGGTGACGAGATGCGGCGCTCTGGCGTCGCAAAGAACAAAGGCGGGATCGGCCCTCAAGATTACCTGAACGAGGCAGCTACGGCCGGTGCCGCACCTATTCGTTCTGACGCCAAGGAGCTCAAAGCCGCCATCAAAGCCGGCGATGTTCAGCTCGCTCGGGTCGGAGACGCTCGAGTGTTTTATGGTGCAGAGCGGGTCGACGGCGTCCTGCGCCTGACTTCTCTTATTAACAACGAGCGCGGCACCGAAGGTCTCGGTGAGACCGTGGCTATTCTTGACGCCATTCGCAGTGGCGTAACAGAAGCGGTTGCTGATGCTGATAGTATGGTCTATGATCTTCTCCTAGACCTTGGCTTCACCACAACCGAGGTCTCCGGCCTGTTACGGCTGGAAGGAGGATTAAATGAAAACGCAATCAATGACTACTTTAGACGCGGCCCTGCTGGCCTACTCGATGGACGAGCTGCAAGCGATGGATCGCAATTCGCAGATGCTATTGGGCGCTCGAGTGGCGAGGGAGCTGAGGGCGCATCCGCAGCCAGACGCATCGCGGATGCTGGAGCTCCGTCGCCGGATGGAGCTGACGCACTTTCATCCCGCGCTGTCCGGATTGCGGAAGCCATCTCAGGCCTCAGCGACGCAGCCCTCGACAACCTCGGCATCACCGACAGAGATCGCGCCAACGCAGCAGAGCTGACAGGCGCCACCCGCACGGCCCTCCAACAAGCAGGCCAGACCATTCGTGGGCAAGAGGGCAGCGCAACTACGCAGGTAGCGACCACCGGAGGCTCGTACCGCAAGGCGGTCAAGCTTGCTGAACAGCTGCGTCCAGACCTGACTTCTGTACTAGATTACGGTGCCGGTCTCGGTCTTGGGTCTGACGCTATGCGCGACGAAACTGAGGCGCAGGTCGACAGCTATGAGCCGTTTCCCGAGCGGTGGAAAGGCGAGACCCCGCCTACCTACACAGACAGCGCAGATATCAACCAGACTTATGATGCGGTCGTCAGCCTCAACGTGCTGAACGTACTCGAGCCAGAGCTGCGGGCGCAGGTCGCGCAAGACATCATCTCCAAGCTCGCCCCAAACGGTGTCGCCGTGATTGGAACTCGCAAGTTCAAGGGCGACGTGGCTCAGGCTAAGAATGCAGAGCAGGGGCAGGAGCAAGGGTCTCTGTGGATTATTCGTAACGGACAGAGAGTGTACCAGAAAGGGTTCGACGGCAATGAGCTGGTTGAGTACCTGCAGACCCTAGTACCGGAGGGATACACGGTCGAGCGGGGGCGCGGCGTCGCAGCCAGTACGGCTATTGTGCGCGCCCCGTCTACGCTCGAGGCGCGCCAAGAGGGGGCTGTCCCTGCACAAGGGCCTACCACCTTCGAACAGCCAGCAACGCAGACGCCCCAAAACTCGACGCCTGAGTTCCGCCAGTGGTTCTCTGGGTCGCAAATCGTAGACGCGACCGGCAACCCTCTTGTGGTTTACCACGGCACAACTGCTGACATCACTGCGTTCGACCCAGCTAGAGGCGGGTCAGCGACGGGGGCTACTGATGCAAAAGAGGCGTTCTTCTTTGCAGCGTCATCCGACGTTGCCAACACCTACGCTGCAGCAGTCGATCCGTACTCTCAGAGCCCGCTTACTAGGACGCTAGAGCGCATCACTCGAGGCTTGTACAGCAGGTTTAATGAGGCGATCCTTAAAACTCTAGGCATGCCATCAGCACGCACCCAAGGGGAAAATGTTCTGCCGGTCGTGCTGTCCGTAAAGAACCCGCTTGAGATCGATCTACTTGGGGCCGGCTATAACGAGGGCGTGTTTAACGACGCGATCCAGCAGGCCAAAGACGAAGGCTATGACGGCGTCATCTTCCGTAACGTAGACGATCAGGGCTTTGTTGGTGGCGCCGGCGTCACCGATGTCTATGCAGTGTTTCAGCCTAACCAGATCAAGAGTGTGTTTAATGCTAGGCCGACGCAGGCAGCAGGCCTCTTGGAGCAACGGGTCCGCGGGCCGCAGACTAAAGCTCAGGGGCAGGTCGGGGCTCCTCGAGGGTCATACACGCTGCCAACCAAAGACGATCCGCGCAACCTGATCACCTTGACCGCGAACAGCGACCCCTCGACGTTTGTGCACGAGGTCGGTCACATGTTCCTGTTTCAGGCACTAAAGGACATTGCAGACAGCCGGATTACTCCTGAAGGAAAGGCACAGCTGGAAGCCCAGATCGCGGCAACCAGATCGTGGTTTGAAGCAAACGCAGAGCAGGCGTTCAGTGACCTTAAATCGCTCGCTCGCGCAACAACAAAGCGCGCAGCGGCCTCCCCAGATAATGCTGAGTTGCAGCTGCGCGCATCTCGCCTAAACGCTGCTGTGGGCAGAGCCTCGAAGCGGGGCGGCGCGGAATACATGCGTCAGGTGGCTCAGGCGTTCATGGACCCAGAGGCTGTAGGTTACGACGAAGCTGCCGAGGTCGTGTACCACGAGCTATGGGCCCGCGGGTTTGAAAAGTACATCGGTACTGGCAGCGCCCCGAGCGCCGAGCTGCGCACTGTGTTTGCCAAGTTCGCTAAGTACATTGCCAATGTGTATAAGAGCCTGCTCAGGCTGAACGTCACCGTCTCCCCAGAGATGTCTGACGTATTTGATCGGCTGCTGGCAACTGAAGAAGCCATTGCCCAAGAGCGCCGTGGCGCCCTCTATCAGCTGTCTCCGGAAGTTCTTGATGGGGCTACCCCAGCAGAGGCCAATGAGCTCCGCCGTCTAGCTAGTGAAGCAGAAGAGCAAGCCCGCACAGAGATGGCAGACAAGGTCGAAAACTCCTTGACAAAGGAGGCCAGAGATCAGAGACGCCGACGCCGTAAAGAACTGACGGTGCAGCTGACAGACGAGGTCGCGCAAGAGCCGATCTACGCTGCGATCAACCTTGTAAAGCATGGCACCCTTCCTTACGGCACCAAGACCGGAACAGGCAAGATTGACCGCGCAGAGCTAGAGGCGGTGTTTGGCAAAGACATTGTCAAGAAGATGCCGTCGGGCTTGGTGTCCGGACGCACTCGTCCTGATAACGCGATCCCGCTGTCTGACCTTGCTACACTGGCCGGCTTCCCAGATATCTACAGCCTCGTCGAGGCGCTCACCAACCCGACGCCGCCGTCACAGTCTGCAGAGGTCAAGCGTCGAGTTGACAACGCTATGCGTACGGAGTTCGGCGACGACTTTGACGCCGAAGCTCTGCGCAACCAAGCGCTGGAGACTGCTCAGAATGATAAGTTCCAACAGCTGCAGCAGCTCCAACTTCGCATTCTTCGCCGACTAGCTACCCAGACTATGGCTCGTGTGGCTACCCGTCAGGCAGAGCAACTGGGCGCACCTGCGGCTCAGGAAGACACCGCAGCAGGTGAAGCGGCTCGTGCAGAACAAGCAGCTGCTACTACTCCTGCTGAAGGGATACAGGCGTCTCTGGCTCGTATCAGAGCAGACGTTCAACGGACAGCAAACATCGGACAGCGGCGCGCCCAATCTGCAGCGAAGCGTCGGGTGGCGCAACTGCGCCGCGGCATGGATGTCGAAGCAATCAACGAGGCTGCCGCACGCTATGTGTCGGGGCTCAAGATTAAAGATGCGTCGCCAGAGCGCTACCGTCGAGCAGCCAGCCGGCTGACCGCAAAAATCGAGACCGCAATAGCCGGCCGCCAGTACGCTGAAGCCGCCTCACTGATGGAGCAGCGGGCGCTCAATTTGGCCGTCGCAAAACAAGCGGCGGTGATGCAAAGCAAGATCGACACGCAGCGCAAGCGGTGGCGTAATGTCACCCGCCGCAGCGACAAGCGCCTTGCTCAGAGCTACAGCATCGACTGGGTGAACGGCATCAGGGTGCTGCTTGAGCCGTTTGGGATGGCGCTCAAATCCCCTAGAAACTTCGATCCTGCCCAAGCTCTGGCTGACTTGCAGGCAGTCGAGCCGACGCTGTTTAAAGACATCCAACTGATGTTTGCCAAATACAGCTCGAGAGGACCGCTGGCTCAACAGGCTTCCCCGAGGGCGCCTTACAAAGACCTGACACTGCAAGAGGCCACAGAGCTGCTGGATACCGCCGACACGATGTTGGCGAATGCTAGAGACAGTCATGGCATTCTTGTCAACGGCCGTCGGGTCGAGTTTGCTTCAATCGCAGACGCAGTATCGGCAAACATCGCTAAGCGGCGTGACGTGCAAAAGCGCGCACGCAAGGCGGAGCGCGGTCGCGGTAGCCGCAAGTTCCGGACTACTCGCAGACAGCTCAGCGCATTTAAAGCTAGCCTTCGTCGTGTCGAGCTTTGGGCACGAGACTTTGACAACGGGAACCCTCGGGGCCCGCTTACCCAGTACCTTGTTCGCCCAGTCTTGAAGGCAGTCGATGCTTACACGGTCGCGCGCAAAGGCCCGCAAGAAGCGCTCGCTGCTCTTTTGCGAGATCATACTGATCTTCTAGCACCTTCGCCCATCAAGGCTGACGAGCTGGACGGCTATGTGTTCCAGACTAAAGGCGAGCTGATCATGGCGTTGCTGCACACAGGCAACAGCAGCAACAAGCGTAAGCTCTTGCTGGGTGGCGCTACTGACGTAGCTACCGGCAAGAAGTACATCTGGGGAGAGCTCGACGCAGCCAATGAGCTGGACACTACGCGCTGGGATACCTTTATCGACCGCCTCATCTCCGAAGGCACCATCACTAAAGCCGATATGGATTTGGTGCAGGGTATCTGGGATATCTTTGAGCAAACAAAGAAGCCAGCCCAAGCCGCCCACAAGCAGATGTACGGGTACAATTTTGCAGAGATCGTAGCCGATCCGGTGGTCCTGCCATTTGGCACATACCGCGGTGGCTACGCCCCTGCGATAACGGACAGCATGATGAACCCTGACGGCAGCCGCTTCGAGGCAGAAGAGGTCATGTCTCAGCAATCTAACGCTGCAATGTTCCCGAACGCTGAGCGCGGATTTACGCAATCGCGCGTCGAATACAACCAGCCGCTCGATCTCGACATCACCCGCATCCCAGCACACTTTGACCGAGTGATGAAGTTTGCTTATCTGGGTCCAGCGGTACGGCAAGCTGCGCGCCTAGCGACCAACAAGCAATTTAGAGCTGCGGTGTCTGAGGGCAGCCCAGATGCTTTGGATGTTGCAGTCATCCCGTGGCTGCAGCGTACGGTGCAGCAGCGCGTAACCACTCCTCCATCAAACAACGGATGGTCAGGAGTTTCCCGCTTCGCCGCCGCGGTTGACCGTCGGGTCGGTTTGCACATTATGGCCGCCAATATTGTAAACGCCGCTCAGCAGGTAACCGGCTTCTCGGTTGCCGCCGCCCGCATACCCGCCCGTCACTTGACCGCGGCTGCCACACGGTGGCGCGTCAACAATCAGTCCGCTCGGGACTACATTGTGGCGCAGTCCCCATTCATGGCAGATCGCTTAACCGGCGGAATGAATGAAGCCAGCACGACGCTAGAAAACATTTTGAGCGAGCGAGACCTGCTTACTAAAGCCCAAAACGCAGCCATGCGCTATGGCTACTTTGCTCAGCAGATAGCGCAGAACTTGGTCGATCCGACTGTATGGCTGGCGGCAGAGCGGCATGGTACAGAGGTAGTGTACCCTGAAGCGTATGCAGAGGCGCTCGAGCGCACGGGAGACGAGGCTGCTGCCGACGCTGCCGCACGCGCAGAAGTGATCGAGTATGCAGACAGCGTCGTTAGGGACACGCAGGCACCGCTTAGGCCAAGCGACGTTTCAGGTATCGAGGCGTCTAGTCCGCTAGCGCGACTGTTCCTCAAGTTCTACTCATACTTCAATGCTATGGGTAACTTGCTGGTGACAGAGAAGAACATCGCCATGAACAGCGAAATGGGCTGGGCAGGTCGGTACGGCCGATCGTTCTATGCTTACTTGATGATCGTGGCTGTACCAAGCATCGTGGCCGAAAGTATTGCACAGCTGGCGCGTACGGGCTTTGATGACCTCGATGACGACGATGAGCGCGATCAGCTAGCCTTTGAGTTGTTGATCGGTTCGCAGGTCAAAACCCTAGCTGCTATGGTGCCGTTTGCTGGTAGCATAGTCTCAACCACTTACGGCATTGCGGTTACTGATCAGGTCTATGACGACAGGATCAGCCTTTCCGCAGGTATCGGTGTTACAGAAAGCACGCTTCAAAACACCATCAGGCTCATCTACGCCGCGGCAGACCCGAGCCAAGATATCGAAACCAAACGCGCACTAAAGACCACCATTGACGCTATGGGGCTTATTCTTGGACTACCGACAAACTGGGCGTCGAAGCCTATTAGTTATGCGGCAAGCGTGATGGAGGGAGACAGCCGACCTGAAGGCTTGGTGGACCTAGTTCAGGGCGCGTTGTCCGGTAGAGATGGCACCGAATGGTGAATAATGCTATAAGGGCGCACAAGGAGATTTTTCGATGACGATCACAGCGCAGACGGCAAAGAGCGGCCCGTACACCGGCAACGGTGTGACTGTGGTTTTTGCTTACGACTTCCTGATCACAGCCGCTGCTGACCTTGTCGTGACTGTCTTGTCTACCGACGGTTCCACGCTAACCACAAAAACTCTAAACGTCGATTACACCGTCACCGGAGCTGGCGATCCAAACGGCGGTAACATCGAGATGACGGTGGCGCCCGCCTCCGGTGAGCTGCTGACAATCACCCGTGCGGTCGTGATCAGCCAAGAGGTAGACCTACAGAACCGAGACGTAGTGGTTCCGGAGGTTCTCGAAGATAGCTTAGACAAGCTTACGCAGATCGCGCAGGACCACCAAGAACAGCTGGATCGTGCAGTCAAAGTCGACCTATTTGAAGAGGCCGACCTCGAGCAGCTGACATTAAACATCAACGCCTTGGCCGGCATTGACACTGCAATCTCTACGGTCGCCGGTATTAGCTCATCTGTTGTTGCTGCTGCTGCCAACGAAGCAGACATCGATGCCGTCGGCGCAAACATTGCTGACGTAATCACCGCTGCCGATAACATCGTGGCGATCCAGAACGCCACAACTGCAGCGTCCGCAGCTGCTGCCTCAGCATCTGCAGCTGCTACATCAGAAGCAAATTCGGCAGCCAGCGCTGCCTCTGCCTCCTCCTCTCAATCGGCAGCCGCTACCTCAGAGACCAATGCTGCAGCGTCCCAAACCGCTGCGGAGTTGGCTGCATCCGCTGCAGCTGCATCTGAGTTGGCTGCTGAGGCGGCGGAAGCAAACGCCATTGCGGTGTTTGAACAGTTCGGTGATCAATACTTGGGGCCCAAGGCGTCGGACCCGACCCTCGATAACAGTGGCAACCCGCTCACTGATGGAGACATCTACTTCAACACGACGGACAATGTCTTGAAGTTTTATAGCGGGACTGCTTGGGTCGCGCCTGAGAGCATCGCAACCACTGCGGCTGCCGACGCTCAAGCGGCTCAGGCAGCTGCAGAAACGGCGGAGACCAATGCCGCCACTTCGGAGACCAACGCTGCTAATTCAGCTAGTGCAGCCTCGACCTCCGAAGTAAACAGCGCGGCCTCAGCCGCTTCGGCATCGACTTCTGAAACAAATAGTGCGGCTTCAGCCACTTTGGCTTCTGCGGCTGAAACAAACGCGGCGGCTTCTGAGGCTGCTGCGGCCGCATCATTCGATGCATTTGATGATCGCTATCTTGGAAGCAAGGCCTCTGACCCTACGGTCGACAACGACGGCGACCCGCTATTAGCCGGTGCGTTGTATTACAATACAACATCGAGCCAGATGCGGGTGTACAGCGGAACGGCTTGGGACTTTGCTTACCTTCCGGCATCTAACTACCTTGCATCTGCAAATAACCTTTCGGATGTTGCTGATGCTGCAACTTCAAGAACGAACTTGGGTCTTGGAACAGCGGCAACTCAAGATGTCGGTACATCTGCCAACAACGTTGTTCAGCTGGATGGCACAGGCAAGCTTCCTGCCATTGACGGTTCTCAGCTAACTGGCGTTGTTTCAATTCCATCTGGATTGATTTCTTTGTGGTCCGGCACAGTAGCTACTATCCCAAGTGGGTGGGCGCTATGCGATGGCTTAAACGGCACACCAGACCTGACCGGTCGTTTTGTTGTTCACGCTGATGCTGACGCTTCTGGAACCTATAATGTGGGTGCAACTGGAGGTGCAAATACTGTTAGCCTTACCAGCAGCGAACTTCCTCAGCACAGCCATTCCTTTAGTGGTTCCACATCCAATAATGGCAACCACAACCACAACACCAACAACACGGGCGGTCACAACCACAACGTTAGTAATGCTGGCTCACACTCGCACAATTACTATAGAGCTTCGACGTTTCAGAACGGTCAGACCAATAACACAGCCTCAAACCGATATTTGAGCAATACGCAGCATGCGAACCAATATATCGAAGCTCAAGTCGTCAACACAGGGTCCGGTGGCAACCACAACCACAACACAGGTAATTCTGGCTCACACTCTCACAACATTAGTAATACTGGCGCGCACTCTCACAACTTTAGCGGAAATACTGGTAACGTTGGTAGCGGCAGCGCTCACGAAAACAGGCCCCCGTATTACGCTTTGGCGTACATTATGAAGCTTTAAGGGTTTATTGGAGAATAAAATGCCAAGAACCATAACGATATCGGAAAGCGGTGAGGTAGCTGTCCAGTATGATGACGGGCTATCTGGTTTGAATATGGAGCTCACACCTGCAGCCGTAGCCATATTTGACTATGCAAAGGATATCCTAGCACGCTCGGGTTATCTATCGATGCACATCGAAGTCTCTTCTTACGAAGAGTATTGTCATGTCAAAACCGCTGATGGCGAAACCCTACAGCTCCCCGTTTATGGGATTATCGAGAACGACAAAATCGCTACTTTGTTTGATGAAGAAATATCTGTTAACTCTGAGACTAGAGACGACTTTTATGGAGTAAACAGTTGATTAGTTTTCATTGCGAAGAGCGGTTGATTGATGTGATACCCAATCCAAGGGCCAGCATCAAAGCTGCTCCAAGCTTCTTCAAAAAAATACCGCCTCAAATCAATGAGAGGCCAAGCTCAGGAACGGTCAAACGATGCGTTCCTTTTCTTGATGCTTTGTCTATTGGTTACATCATTCCGCTTTGGTGTGATGTTTGGGTTGAAGCAACAGACGATGGAAATATCAAAATAGATTTTCCAGAAAACTTTTTCCAATCAGGCTCAATTTCTGAACACGCTTACGAACAAGCCCCTAATCATCCTTTGTCCGAAACATTGTTTGGCAAAGCTCTTTTGAAGTTTATGAACCCTTGGGTGATTGAAACTGAAGAGAATGTCTCGTGCTTGTTTACCTCGCCTCTCAATCATCTTGAGACCCGCTTCAAAATTCTCGATGGAGTTGTGGACACCGACACTTATTACAACAACATCAACTTTCCTTTTGTTTGGACGGGTGGTGTTGGAAAGTTTATGATCGAGCGCGGGACACCACTGGTTCAGGTCATTCCATTCCAGAGAACCGACTTCCAGATCGAGGTCGGAAAAATTGATGAGCTCAAGAAATCAAAAGTCAACGCCATTCTTGGGACAAAAATCAAAGACGGGTATCGTACGGACTTTTGGAACAAACAAAAGCAGGCGGAGCCTGAGTAAATGCTGGGACTGACCGGAACATATGAAGCAATCAAGTCTGCCAACGGACCTGCGCAACACATCTCTTGCGCAATTGTTGGCCTGACCTACGCTGGCATGTTTGCTGGCATGGTGCCTGCTCCTATCCTGATTGGGTGGGCTGCTATGTCGGTGATGATTATTGCTGCCGTTGTTTGGCTTCCTAAGCTGGTGCTGAAATACACTCTGCTAGCTGACTTTGTGTTCTCGGCTATGGTGCTGACATTTTACTTTATGCATGACCCGCAGCCGCAGGGTTATGTTTATTACACCGCTGGCGACATGACCCGCGGTCACGCGCCACAGATGGAAAGCATGACCCAGATAGAAATGATGTCCCACTCTGTTGCAGTTATCGTAATGGCCGGTTGGGCACTCTACTTATCCAATTTGGTCTCTCGCCAAATCTTAGAAAGGAAGCGCTTCGATGACCGCTTTTAATATGGATATGCTCACCCCAATTTTAATTGCCTTGATTGGTGCAGGTGGGTTGTGGAAGCTGCTTGAGTTGCGCGTTCGTCAGGCGCATGAGGCTCGGCTTGCCGACAAAGAAGAACGCGGCGAATTTAACGAGACGCTGCGGGCGCAGGTCGATAAGCTGGCTGAAAAGCTGGATATCGTAACTGCCGAAAATCAAAATTTACTGCGCGAGATGGCCGAGTTGAAGTCTCAACTCGCCTCTGCTCAAACAACCATCCAACACTTGGAGCAAGCCCTGATGTCGCGAGGAAGCTAATAAGCTTTTGACGATAACTTTACAGAGAAGAAGCAGGGCAAACAGGAGAGATAAGTTATGATGACCAACAAGGCGTACCAGCTGGCCCGCGAAGATGTGGGCACATTGGAATATGCGGACGGGCACAACCCGAAGATCGTGCAATACTTTGCTGACGTTGGCCACAGCTGGGTGCAGGATGACGAAACTGCATGGTGCGCTGCGTTCGTCGGAGCAATGCTCAAGCGCGCTGGCATGCCCCACACCGGCAAGCTCAACGCCCGATCCTATCAATACTGGGGAGACGAGGTATCGCTTGACGCCGCACAGGAAGGCGACATCGTCGTGTTCTGGCGCGGCACACCTGATGGGTGGCAGGGGCACGTCGGCTTCTTCGTGCGCCACTCTGGTGACAGCATCGACGTACTCGGTGGCAACCAGTCGAACCAAGTAAACATCAAGGCGTATCCAGTGGACCGCCTGTTGAGTGTACGCCGTGCACCGAACACCAGCCAGCCCAGCAGGGTGGTGGTGTCAGAGCGCCAAGAGCGCAGCTCACCGACGCAATCCCGTACGGTGCAGGCAAGCACCGCTCAGGTCGTGACCGCAGTAGGCGGCGGAGCTGGGGCACTCGCTGCCTTAGACGGTGTGGCACAGATCGTGGCGATTGCGGTCTTTGGTGCCGTGGCTCTGCTGGCGATCTGGGTGATGCGCGAGCGCCTGCGCAAATGGGCAAAAGGAGATCGGTGATGGCAAAGCAACTTGGGCTCTACGCCAACATCCATGCAAAGCGGAAGCGGATCGCAGCTGGGTCGGGCGAGAAAATGCGCAAGCCCAACAGCAAGGGAGCGCCGACGTCCAAGGCGTTTCGAGAGAGCGCTAAGACAGCGAAGAAAAAGAAATGATCTTCGGTCGTATCAGGCTCTGGCTGGCTGCCGCAGGGACTGCCGTTATTGCGTTTGTGGCGGTCTACATCAGCGGCAGGCTCGACGCCTCCTCACGCGCCCGTACACGGGAGCTGGAGGGGTATAAGGATACAAGGAAGGCAATCGATGATGCGGATGTTCACGGCGACGATCCTGCTGCTGCTCGCGAGTGGCTGCAGCACTATGCAGATCAAGAGCGGAGACGCGATCTGTGATGGAACGAAGAAGGCCCGCGCCGATCTCGCGCAGGCCTTACTTAATGACGGTGGCGACCGATCTGTCGTTGCCGGTCAGGTGCTGCTGTCGCAGATGCTAGAGGCCTGCCGCTAGTCTATCAGACCTTTGGCGTACCACCGCTCACGCAGGCGATCAATCGCATCCCAGAATGCATCGCGATCATCATCAGGAACATATACTGACAGACGGACCAGACCCTTGTCGAGCTGTCGCTGATGATAAGTACGCTGTGCCACGGCATGGCCGCTGGGCTTCTCGTGTTTTTGTCTAGGCATTACGGCCCTCCTCTGTGCCTTGTGCCTTGCGGCGGTCGATGATCATGGCGGCAGTGCGGACATAGCCGACGATATCGAGCCAGCTGTCCTCGTGCTCAGGCGTCACAATCAAGCGGCACACCTTGACGATGATCATGTACATGACGTGACGCAAGACGCGGTCAGGGCAATCCTCAAGCAAAGCGGCCATCACCGACACGCGAAAGAAGTCTTCGCTTGGGTGGCCGTACACTGCACCGCGTTCAGCGATCAGGGCACCGACCTCATCGGCCTTATCTACCATTAGTTCTTTCATAGTATGTCCTCAATGATGGTGGTTATCTCAGCGTCGATGGTGAGCTCTTTGATCTGGTAGAAGGCGAGGCGCATGTCCTGCACCCTGAGCTCAAGATCGTCGATCTTCTCTTGATAGTTCTCGCAATCCCTACGGTGCTCGTCGTCGCCGTACTTTGCTTCCATCGTCTTGTCCTCCAGCAGGTCGAAAACGAAGCCAAGCTCAGGGTAGGTGGCGCGCAGGCTGTCAAGGTCGGGGCGGTCGGAATAGCCAAAGCCGTTGAAGTCTAGCTTGGCTATAGCGAGGTTAATATCAAATGCCATTGTAGGTCTCCTCAGATGTGGTTGATGCATTCGGGGCCAAAGCCGGCCTCGATGGATTGGGGATCGGTAAGGGTGCGGGCGCACCGAGCGCAGCGACCCTCGTGCCAGAACTCGAGCTGCTCCGGCATGCTGCCGGCAGCGAACTTGTTCAGCGCCCAGTCGAGAGCGATGAAGGCAGGGTGATTTGGGTTGCCCTTGCGGCCAGCGACGACGCCATTACCGTGGTTGGTGAACCCAATATACTCATAGTCTTGCTCGTTGTTCTGGCCAACAAGGACGTTTGCAAAGAACAGATCGTCCTTGCCCTTGGCCTTCGCTACGCGGTAGGTGTAGCGCTTGCCGGTAGCCTTGGACACGAGAGTGAAGCGGGCTTTGCCGCCGAACACAAAAGAGCTGGCTGCCTCAGCGTCGGCGATCAGGTGCGGGTGGGTCATGGTCTAGGTCTCCTGTGGTGTGTAGCCTATACCTATGATGCTGATCAGCATCTGTCAACCCCTAGACCTCCTCGTCTTCGAGCTCGCCCCATGATGGGCCGGTGCCGCCCTCGACCAGAGCGTCGGTCGGCGCGTCTGGAAAGATGTCGAGGTATCCGTCCACCATGTCCCGCTTCATCCACTGCAGCGCCTCCTGAGCGTCATCGATGTAGGCCTCGTCGATCAGTGCGTCGTGGATCGTTGCGGCCATCCTCGTGCCCATGTGCGTTCCTCGGCTCGCTGCCTCCTCGAGGCGCGCACGGTGACGGATGATCGCACGCGCCATGACGCTGAGCGCTGCGCGCTGCACGGGGTAATTCGCACACTTCGGGAGCTCAGGTTTCTTGCCTAGATAAATGGTGCCTCCATCAACCATCGGCAGGTAACCGTCACCCAGCGCGTGGTTCATCATCGTGTTGCGCAGGCCGAACGCGCGCGGGTAACGATCTGCCCAGAAGTCGATCAGCTCCTGCGCCCTCGAGATCGATGTGCGCAGCGTGCCTGACAGGCCCATTGCTCCGGACCCGTAGATGATGCCGAACGATACGCCCTTCGCCTTCGACCTGATCTCCTTACCTTCCGGCGTCTTCTTATCGATCTTGTATCCGGCCATGTACGAGCCGACCTCGCTGTGCAGATCGCCGTGCACGCAGTCATACAGCAGCTGGTCATCCTCGCTGAGCAGGGCCAACACCTTGAGCTCGATGCCGCTATAGTCCAGCGACACCAGCCGCTTCTTTGGTGGCGCGATGAACGACAGGCGCACGCTGGTGAACTCGCCAAGCAGCTCGCGGTCGCGCGGAAACTGCTGAGCGTTTGGTGACGAGCTGGAGAAGCGGCCGGTCACAGCGCGGGCGATGTTGTAGGACGGGTGCAGCCGGCCGTCGCTGGCGTTCTGCGCCATCGTGATCAGCTTGTCTCCAAAGTTCGATAGGTACTGGTTGATCGTGGTCAGGTCAGCGATGCTGAACAGCACGTCAGCAAGCGGCCCTTCGCCGCCGGCAAGCGCGGCCATCTCTTTGCAGGTTGCGGTCTTGATCTCGAGCTGCCCTGTCTTTTCAGTGCGGGGCCAGTGCGCAAGGTATTCATCCGGCAGGATCGCGGCAAAATAATCCGACCACTGCTTGCGCGACTTGAGGTTCGGAACCTCTTTCTCGCTGACGTACTCTCTGATGCGGCCCTCGTACACCTCGCGCTTGTCTTCCCACAGTGCCACCAGTTTCTTGTGGCGTGCCTGATCCAGCAGCAGACCTGTCTCGCGCATCTCATGCACAGGGACGATCAGGTCATCGAGCATGGCCTGTGCCTCCCTAGCAGGTGGGTGCTCATCGAGCTTGGCCTGCCAGTGCTTCCACAGTCTCCACGTCCACAGCGCGTCATCTGCCGCGTACTTGAGCTGCTCCTCACTGAGCTCCGGCGCTGCCCAGTTGGACACCTGTTGATCCTTTGGCATCTCGTGCTTGAGGTCGGCCTTCAACATCATGGCTAATGACATCTGATCTCCGCCCATGCGGGCCCGTCTAGCGTGCGCGACCTCGATGACCTTGACGTGCGAAGCGTCGGCAGCGTCGAACCACTGGTACTCGAAGCCGGCGTTGAACGCGATCCATGTTCCCTCCTCAAACCACTCGGCATAGGGCGCGAACGATCTGCCCTCGAGCGCCCAGAAGTCAACGACGGCCCAGACCTCGTCGTTACAGATTTGGGCAAGCCTGACCTCGCTCTCCTGCGGACGCAAGCCAGTGGTCTCAAAGTCAAGCGCGGCGTGGCCGGTGCCGATCTGGTCGAGCAGCTCGTTGAGCTCGGCCTCGGTCGTGATCATCTGGTATTCCATGTAGGCCTCCCGTGGTGTGGAAAGGCGGGCCCGCAGGCCCGCCCAGTTTTTAGGAGCGGCGAGCGCGGCGCGTGCGCGTCGGCTTCGCCTCTTCCTGCTCCGGCTCCGGTTCAGCAATCTGCTCAACCTCTGGCTCTGCTTCACTGGCCTCTGCACCCAGCATGTCAGCTGCCTCGGCTTCAGTGATCCACTCCTCGATCTCAAACTTCGGCTTGAAGTTCCACTCGCCCTGAGCTTGGAACTTCTCGCGGGTGAAGTAGAACAGCGGGAAGTTTGGCTCACCGTTGATGGTGCGCTGGGCAATCTCATCAAACAGATCGCCAACTGCGTTCTTGCCGCTGGTGCTGTTGGTGCTGAAGGAGTATTGAACGGCCCCATCCTCGGACATAAAGCCAAAGCCAAGCATCGACTGCCAGCCATCCTGCGCACGAGCGTACGGGCCCTTGTCCTCGAGCTGATGCTCTGGGATCGCCAGCTCTGACTGGTAGATAGACCACTGGTGGCGCGCTACCGGCTTGTTGTCCTTCCAGCAAATCCAGCCACGAAACGCTGAGCGCGGCTCCATCAGGAACAGCTCGTCTTGCGGAAGGTCGTCACGGTCACGACCGAAGGTGATGGCTCCTGTCTTGCCAGAGAACGAAACGTACTCGACGCTTTCGCTGGCACCACCGCCGGTGCTTTCTTCGGCGCTTGCAGCAGCAAGGGCCTTGGCCATTGCGTCCTTATCAAGGGACGGGAGGTTGCCACCTTTGGCGTATGTTGCGAGAGATGTAGACATGTTGTGCTCCTTTTCTACGTTGCACGTTTCAACAGAGGCTGTCTCGGCCTCATTCAATGGTCAGGCGCTCGCTTGCTTTCCCGACCTTCATGAAGGGCGAGAGATCAATCCCCGCCTTCTCCATCTGTTTCCAGTCATACGACCGGCGTCCTGCGATCAAGGCCAGCTCGACCCTGTGGTTCCCGACCATCAGATGCGATGCGTTGCGCGCACTCATCTCTGCCTTGATGGTCTCGGCAGCGTTATCCTTGCGGGCCTTGGCGGCCTGCTCGTCACCCTTAGCCAGCACATAGGCCTGCACCGCAGCGTCTAATCCAGAGCCTCGATTGCTTCGGCTGACGGTGGCCTCGCCCTCGATCTCGATGCCGCACTGCTCAGCGAAGGGGCACCCGCCATACTTCTTGCACTGGCCGTCGCGCTTTCCCTCGCGGTCAAGGCGACCGACGGTATTGGCGCTCAGCATCTTGTTAGCTCTCGGAGCTAGGCGGTCGAGGATGTCGCGATCTCGGTCGACGTCAAACTCGATGATGTCGTTGTAGTTCGATGCGTCCATGTAAACCAGCATGCCTGCGATAGGCTTCGGGAAGTCGTCGTCTTGCAGGTGGGCGAGCTCCATGCCGATGCGCAGCTGGGTCAGGTGGTCCTCTCGAGGTAGGTAATTCCTGTTTGTGCGCGGGTCGATGGTCTTGAACTCGAGCGCGACCCAGCCATCATCGGTCATTATGTAGCCGTCAGGCGTTGCACTGATCCGGTGCTCTTCGCTGACAATCGATACCTGATCGCCGCCGCAGTAGGCCAGCTCAGCTCCAGACGCCAGAAGGCAGTCGACAAGGTAGAGCTCGCCCTGCTTGCCGCGACGGGCAAAGCCCCAGTCCTGCTCGACAGGTGGGAGGTTGCGCTCGAACCACTGCTTGCGGATGCAGCTCGCAGCTGACGATGCGTTCATGTACTTCGAGCGATCAATGCCGAAGCCCTCGTCATCATCGAGCGCCTGCGCTCCATGTAAGACCAGCCCCTTGATCATTGGTCGCCTCCCTCGGCTGCGCGCATGGCGTACTCTGCCAGCGCATTAGTGGCGCGTTCGTTCTTGGCAGCGAGATCGCTATAGCGCGCGTAGTTTTCTTTGGCGCTGTCTTTCACATCCTGCACTTCCTTCTGGGTGCGGCCCATCATGCGGATGCACGACCACAGCACTTCAGTCGCGACATCTGTCGGGCGAGTAGGCGTGCCGCTCTCGCGGAACGATGGGTAAAGCTCAACCATCCGGTCGAAGGCCTGCTGCCCAAGGATGTCCAAGATGGTCGGCGCCGAGCGAGCTGCCTGAAGGTTGTCGATCTCTGCACGCAGGCGTGCGTTCTCGTCTTCGAGGTCTCCGATGCGGAGCCCTATGTCTTGAATGTCGTTCATTGTGCTGCCTCCTGATGGGCTGTTGATGTTGCGGTGTGGGCGCGGCGCTTCGCTTGGCTGATGCGATGCACCGCAGTTGAAAGTTTATTCTCGACGAACAGGGTGTCGACGTGCACCGGCTTGCCCTGACCCATGCGATGCAGGCGGGCGTAGAATTGATCCATGACGCTGGGCGACCAGTCCTCTTCGACCACAACGATGGCGTTGCCACCGCGCTGCAGGTTGAGGCTGACGCCCATTGCTGCGATCTGGCCAACCAGAACGTCGAGCTCGCCTTCGTTGAACTGGCGCTGCAGCTCTGTCTTCTGGGCGGCAGGCGTGCGGCCGTCGAGTGAGGCGACGCGGAGTTTCTTCTTTCTCAGCTCCTCGAGCAGACCGTCGATCACCTCGCGGTGCCAAGCCCCAACAAGGATCGCGCCCTGCTCTGCATCGGCGCGCTGCCAGATGAAGTCGGCAGCCTCTGTGATCATTGACATACCGAGCTCACGGCGCATGGTGGCGAGGTTCTCTTCCTTGTCGGCAAGCGCCTGCTCGATCTGAGCCATCGTCATCTTGTCGAGCTCGCGGTTGATGGCCGCGACGCCTTTCGGCTCGATGGCCAGACGGGTGTGCGTCAGCGCCGGCATGCTTTCCCATACGTCATCCAACGTGCGGCGCGTCGCGCAACCGGCGAGGATCGTGCCCAGCTCGTCGAGGTTACGAGAGCCGACGGTCATGATCACCGGCCGACGCGATCCGGCAAACTGTCGCTTCTGCGTGATGCAGTAGCGGAGGTTGTACCGCTCGATGCTGAGCGCGCCGATCTTGCTCTTGATCTGATCAGGAGCTGCGCGGAACAAAAACGGGATGAGATCGTCAGCCCAGCGTGTCATCGGCGATCCGGTCAACAGCCATGTGTGGGTGAACGCGCCGCACATGCCGCCCTTGCCAAGAACCGCCTTGGTGCGCTTTGCCTTGGTACTTTTGAGAGCGTGGCTCTCGTCGCAGATCAGAGCAGAGGTGACGCCATCCACATAATCCATCAGCTCGTGCTGGCGCTTGGTTGCAATCTCGTAAGAACAGATCAGGACGTCGGCACCTTGGTCGATCTCGGTCGATCCCTTGGACAAAATCTGCGGCATGCACACCATGTGATCTTCAGCCTCTGCTGCCCACATGCGGAGCGAGATGGGTGGGCCGATGATCACAACACGCTCGGCGTCCGATAGGACCACAGCCTCGAGGGCGGTGCGGGTTTTGCCGGTGCCCATACCATTGAAGCAGCCAGCGATTTTACGGGAGGCGAGGAACTTGGCGTCCTCGATCTGATGCGGAAGCAATTCCATGTGGTGCTCTTTCTACGTCGCTACATTATACGGCAGCCAATCGGGCTACAGGTGCACCATACGATGCTGATCAGGACATGGTCAAGCCCTGATCTTTTGCTTTGCGGAGATCGACCAACAGCGCCGCCTTCTCACGCTGTAGAGCAGCGATCTTTTGATGCATGCGCGCCAGCTCATTGCGCTGCTTATCTAGCTTTCGGTCAGTGTGAGCCCGCAGATCGCGCAGCGCTCTGATCTCTTCCTGCTGTTTCATCATGCGGCTCTGCAGCCGCTTGATTGTTTCCTCTTCACTCATCCTGCATTCCCTTTGCGCTGGCCAAATACCAGCCGTTGTGCATGATCACCATGTCGTCGTCATCGAGCTGGTGCAGCGCGACCTGCACTGCGCCTTCATCCTGCCCTATAGCCTCAGCGATTTGCGGCACCTTGGCCGCGATCTTTATGCGCCGCAGATAGCCCATAATTTGCTCGTTTAATGTCATACGTTTTCCTTTTCACCTTCTGCGCAATGTACAGAAAATGGCCCTGCTTTACTGCGCGCTTCTGCACCAACGTGATTGCGTCGGCATTGTACAGGTTTAATGCCTCCCTGCATACCGGACCTTTTGCGGTCTGGCCTGAATGGTAGATCACGGCCGAGCCTGCCTGCGCGGTGTTGGCCCACTCGGTGAGCGAGCCCACCAGTCGTTTCAGTTCCATCGTTACTTCTCCCAAATGTAGAACAGGTGGGTGCCAATCTTTCCGACCGGCGTCAACTCTTCTGCCCACCAAGGATCGACCGAGGTCGTGTGAAAATGGGTGGCGCCGTGCCCTAGCACTTCGCCATCCAGAGCCATATCCGCAATATCCTGCGCGACGGACCATGCCACCTGATCAGTGATTGTCTCGGGCAGGCCGTCGCACCAGAACGAAAACTGGCAGTCATGCTCGAGCGGGCCCCAGTCTTCTGTCATCACGTCGCAGGGCGTGCCGGCAAAGCGCGGATCGGCAACACGGTTGAGAACGACCTCGGCTACAGCGAGCTGGCCGTCAGGGTGCTCGCCGCGCGCTTCAAAGTACACGGTCATGGCGACGCATGTTGCTGCCGTGAGTATCATTGTTTTGTCCTCAGTTAGAATGGTGGCTCTTCGCCATCATATGACGGGCGCCACGGGGTTGGGAAGGTCTTCGGTGTAGGCGGGGGAGGCGGTGGCCGCCTCACTCCCAGCCGGTTCAGCTCTGCCTCAAGCGCCGGCGGTATCACGGGCGATCTCAAATGCGATGTCGGTGACGCGCTTCAGGATAAGGCTGTGAGCCGCATCAAGGCGCGCGCTCTCGCCACTGAGCTCGCAGGTGGCATACGCGGCAAGCCCGTTCATCAGGTCGCCGTGTGGGACGTCATGCCCGAGCTCAGCAAGTGCGACGGCAAAGGTGTGGCCGAGCTCGCAGAGCTCTCTGAAAGCCTCATCGACGGTGATCATCTGCACGCCGCCATCGCCAGTTTCGTAGGTAGCAAAATCCATGATGTGGTCTCCTGTAGTGTGGGTGGCCCCGACTTATGTCGAGGCCTTCTTGAGGGCGCGCTTGTAGGCGCGGTCGATGCACTTGGCGCCATAGGTGCGGGCCTCGTCGAGCGTGCGGAACCGCTTATAGCTGGCAACAGGCAGGGGACCGAATGCTTTAGCGTCGCGCAGACCATGAGGGTACACGATGAAACTTTCCTCTAGGCGATCCTCGGCTTCCTCGATAGGCACGAGGCTCGTGCCGTCAGCGTCGATGATCCAGAACTCGCGGTCGATGCTGTACATGTAGCCCATCTCGCGGCCTCGGTTGTCGGTGATGCCGAAGCTTTCTGCATCACGGTGTACGGTTACCTCGAGCTCAGTGCGGGTGAAGCGAGCATGCTGATGGCCGAAAAGCTCGTAACGGGCTGCGAGGGGGATGAGGTTGATGTCCATTGGGTGATCTCCTGTGGTGTGTGTTAGCTACATATATGATGCTGATCAGCATCTGTCAAGCAGGTCGGCGATCTCGGCATCGATGCGCTGCTGCTCGGCGCGGATCGACTGGGTGAACGGCCGGTTCTCCAGCATCTCGCGCTGGGTGCGCAGGCTCTGGATGCGCGCGTCGTTCTTGGCGCGGCGGGAGCGGGCGAGGTTATCGCGGATCATGCGGACGTGAGCCCATGCAGCGCGGAGCTTGGCTGCGAACAGCTCGGTGTGGTCGGTGTCGAACTTGCGCAGCGACCACAGCTCCTGCGCGGTCCAGAGCCAAGCCAGCCGCATGGCGGCGCTCGGCGCAGCAAAGTCGATGTCGTAGTTGTCGGTGATGTCGATGATGGTCTGGGTACGCATGGTGTTCTCCGTGGTGTGGTGGGTGGGGGCCGAAGCCCCCTGCTGTTATGAACGCTCGTTGGCGTAGTCATCAACCATTGTCTCCAACTCTGACAAACTACCGGCGAAACTCTCGCCCTCCCAGACAGGTGACCCATCGGGGTTTAGCAGCCAGTATCCACGCGGCGAGCAGTATTTGTCCTGCACTGCTTTGACGCCAAATGCGGCTGCTCTCGCTTTGATTTTTTGAAATCTTGTCATTTCGTTTTCTCCTGTGGTGTGGTGGGGGCCGAAGCCCCCTGCTGCAATCAGCAAAGATAGTCGCCCATGCAGGCGCTGTCCTTGAACAGACCGTCGCGCTGGCCCGCCATGAACATCTTGTCGATCTGCTCCTGATGCCATTGCATCGAGTAGATCACGGCAAGGCGGCGCGCTTCTGTCTCTTCGGTGGTGACGGTGTCCACGAAGTATTTCTTGCCGGCATTCGAGGTGACGGCCCATTCAGTCTCGTTGATCATCTCAGCTTTGTATTTCATTGGTAATCTCCTGTGGTATGTAGCCTACATATATGATGCTGATCAGCAGCTGACAATAGGGTAGCGAAAAATTTTTTGACGGATTGACCAGATCGTTGGACCGCGCCTATGCTATAGGTCCAAGAAAAAGGGCCCCACCGAGGGTATCGGC